ATTATTTACATACTAATGAATAAATGGTAAGATTGTCAACTCTAGGTTGAAGATTTGTCAATCTTTTCTTGCTCTAAAGCTAATTCAGCCGCAAATTTAGCATTATCATTTTGTAGTTGAGCCGATAACCTTTGGTTTTGACCCTCTTGACCAATCTGAACCTTTTGAATCTCCATCTGACCTGCAGATTGTGCCATCTGTGCTTGTTGTTGCTGAGACTGCTGTGCAATTTGTAATAATCTTTCTTTAACTTCTGGGTTTAAATCAGTTTTTAATTGTAATAAGAACTCGGCTGTTATTCCTGGAACCCCTTGCTGGCCTAGTGTTGCAAAAGTAGCAAAGTCGTCATCGGCTTTCGTCGTACTGTAAGAACTGTAATCAATGGCAATATCGTATCTTAATTGGTCTGTGTTTTCCCAGATATCTTTTATCGCTTCATAATTATAGTTGATAAAGGGAACATTATTCACCATCAAGCCTTGCCCCCCATCAGCTACTAGCTTCACATTGTGATTTTCCAATATTCGCCAAACACGCTCAGGTGTGTAAAGAACTTTGTACATCTCAATTAATCTCAACGCCATTTGTCGCAATAAAATATTAAAGTTAGAAAATAAATATTCAATGCTCATTAATGCGGCTTGTCTTCTTTCCCTGAATAATGGCGTAGAGGATGCGTTTCTTAACCCTGATATCCCCTCATTGTTGAACCCTGATATCATGTCCATGTCTCTGTCCATTAGCTGGGCCAAGGATAATAACTCTGTCGGGAATCGTGGTGGGCTTTTTTCAATTGGTGCCTTGGATACATCATCCACCTCAATAACCGCTCCTGGTCTATTGCGATTTCTTTTGAAGTCCTCTAATTTTGTGGGATCACCTTGAAAAGTCTCCTTATCATAATAAACCACATCGGAACCCAGCTTCATTAAATTTTCAATAAATTGGGTTTGTCTCTTATTTTTTTCGAATTGTGGATCTTTTAAGTCGGTAATTTCGCCTTTAATTCGTTGCTTGCGTTTGGTTGCGTAAGCTGGAATTGTAAGATAACCATTAAATTCACTTAATCGGTCATAAAATAAGATGTTAGCACCAAGTGTTCCCACCCAATACTCTGTTACCGTTTTTTCTGATTTTTCAAAGCCAGGAATCGTGAGAATCCTTCTTTGATCCTTGGTACCCAATAACCATGAGGGAATTGCCCCTTCATGGCCATCAAGATAATAATTGTCGTTAGCATTATATAAAACTGTCCTTTTTTTGTACTCTTTGCGTGTTATATGCATAAGTTTGAAAGTCTTGTTATCAATATTATTGAACTTAAAGGCGTTGCCCCCATAAGGGTATGAACTCGTGTCTATCTGGGTACTGGTAGCCAATTGGTCAACTTCTTCTTTTTTACTTTCAGGCGCAATCATTTTTAAGTAATCTTTTGTTACCCACTCCCACTGACATGACCCTTCACAGTCACTTAAATCTTTTTTGTTGTGAGGCATGTATGTTACCTGATCCCATTCACTATGCCGAATCATGGGGTCGCCCTCTGGGTTTAAAGTTGTGTCAATTTTAAGGTCGATATTGCCTCGGCCTGTGATTACTTGATCCGTAAATACTTCTTTCTGTACTGACGGAAAGTCACACTTCGCAAATAAATGAGCGTTTAACGCATTGTATATATCCGCTAACCTTGCGTCACTTCCCTCTGTCGGCTTAATCTTTGGCATTAAAGGGTTCGCACTAAACATCCCAATAATGTTATTAACTTTGGATTTAATGGTATTAAAGGTCAACATCGGGCGTTTTTCATCTTGTAATATCTTTCTGACCTCAGCTGGCCATTGAAGCTCACCCCCATAATATAAATCTTCTGCCTCATAGCCTTGTGGTCGGTAATATGACTCGTCATTCTCCCATGACTGAAACGCAATTTTTAAATATTCCTGTAAACGTTCAAGCTCTTTGTCTTCATTTTTAATTTCTTTGTTATTACGCTTAGAGGGATCCACTTGCAAGTAATCCATTTCGATGTCATGAACATGACCATCAACTTCCTGCAAATACATCCTTGAAGGCGTAACTATTTGTTGCCCTGTGGCTGGGTCTACTTCTGCACGCTCTGGGCTGTACCATACCTCATGTTGGTGACCTTGGTCTTCGCTAGTATAACCAATAATACCCTCACCACTAGATAAAACCGATTCCGGCTCAACCGTCTCCCTTAAATATATAATGTGATTGTGTCCGTTTTCTTCGCTACTTAATTTTAACATTTGTACTCCTTACCCTGACATCCAAGCATATCGATCCAATTCAGCCACAATTGAATGAAACTTGTCTCTATTAGGGTTTAATCTTTCTTTTTTTCGCATGACAACCTTGTAATCGTTATAAAAACACATCATCAAAGCATCTAACTTGTTTGGACTCTTATACCCCAACTTGCCTCGCATCTCTTTGATAAATGCGGCGTTCTTCTTACTTACAAGCTTAAATTTGTTGCTGCTATGCTCAGGGTCTTCCTGTAAAATACTAAGTTCAGCTTTTAGGTCGTCGTCCGGCGGTAAATATAAATCCCCCTCCTGTAACGCCTCTCTTAACTTGTAACCTAATTCATCCCTTAAACAATAAAATTTGTCACTCTTTGGACTGGCATTACCTGCAATCCCTTTTAACTTGGTGCATCCCCAAGTCATGAGTTTGTCATACACACCATGCCCAATACCTACTTTGTCCACATATATCTCATCCGGTTGCCAATCATTAATTAATTCCTCGTACCAAGCCGCTACTATCTCAGTATTTGGGCTAGTATGTCGCTCAAACTGTAATAACTTTCGCCCCTTCATAATCGCAACCATCGAATCATCACCACCACCACCTACATCTAAACTCAATATTATAGGGGCGTTTGGCTCTGGGTCATAATACTCGTACCTCTCAACCGCTCGTTCTACCCATTCATAACTGATGAAACTACCATCATCCGTTAATGGCGGTAAGCCCAATACATTCACCCTGAATATATTGGAATCCCTACCCACCTTGTGCGCCATATAATCAATATGCTCTTTGGTTACAAGTGAACTGTTTTGACAATTGATTTGATGCGTAATCCAATAATCTTTCATTTTCGGACTATGGGCATCTATCGCCCAACCTGTGTTTTTGTTTGGGTTGAAAATGTTAAAAATAACGTTATTAGGCTGAGTACACGTCTCATCTATTGCATCAAATACCAAGTTAGGAATACCTGGGGCCTCGTCCATAATAAATAACATATTATCTGTATGGATCCCTGCAATCTTAGCTTTCTGCTCCTCAATACTACCGCCTGGATTAAATGTTAATATCTTGATTGACCAATGTTTCGTTGCCCTTACCGCCTTATCTAGGCCATCCTTGTATAGAATCTCTTCACTTCCAACATCTAATAATCGCTTTAACTCACTCTTCTCACCATAGACCTCAAGGGACCTTGATATCCATTTCCCGATTTCAGGAAATAAACCTTTTTTGATCTGGTCATACTTGGGACCTACCAATAATACCTTGCTCTGGTCATAACAAATTAAATACCACAGGGCCACTAAACTTGCGATAGCCGTTTTACCACAACCCTTACCAGCCATCGTACTCACGCCTTTTGTCTTAACTAGCTTTTTCTCAACCTCATGCAGCGAAATGCCATTGGATACCTTCCATTTAATAAAGGCCAAATCCGCTATGGACTGTAAAATATCTACCTGTAAAGGGTCCAGTAAGTAATGCTTGCCTATTGGCCCTGGATTTGTTCCGTATAATTTACCTTTTTTAGTTAGTTCGTCTTGCGTTAAATGGTATCCAACAACGTCTTGAATGAACCTGATAGGATTAACACGCCATATATGTAATAACTGGTCAAAACCCTTCATGGTTTTATTGTCTTCTCAATCGTTTCTGAATCTGTAAAAAATACAAGTTTTTTGTTTTCGCAATTTAATTTGTACTTAACCTGTACATTGCCATACCCTTTTGGAAAGGTACTTGGACTCATAGCTAACGCAACCATGTATTCATGAGCCGCTTGATCCATATTCTCCCTTAAATGATTGAGAGATGCCATATTAATATCCTCCGGTTATCGGTTAGTCAATTTCTTCTCTTGATTTGGTTAAGTTTTGGATATATTCGTCTATTATTGGCTTGTTATGAGGGTTTTTAAACCAGTTTGTTAATGTTGTTATCTTACATGTGAACGGTTTCCCGTTTA